GCCATCGAACATTTCGAGAGCGATTCGCCACGTTGCATAATTAGTCCAACCGTTGTGTTTTTTTGTGTCCATTTTTTGTCCTTTCTTTTGGGTTAAATCAGAGCGTCCACGTCGTGCAGCCGTCTGTATAAATCTGCGACCAGTTCGGTCACATCACTATCTGTAAAGCATTCCGTATCCTCGGTTGCAAGCTTTTTATACACAAACATCTCTAGCCGTCTGACCTCTGCCTTTACTTGGTTAAGCTCCGAGCATTCGACCTCCGCTTGTTCAAGTCCACCATCAAAGAGGCATATCCAGTAATGTGGTTTGCCCTCTTGAATGCTGAACGATACCGACAGATGCCAGTTATAGGGTAAGCTCTTGCTTATCCAGTTTGGCTCATTGGGTTGCGGATTGTCAGCCCACCCTTTGCCAAGATTCTTTTTAAGGAAAAATCCTTTTACTTTATTTGCGTCCATTGTGTGTCCTTTCTTTTGGGTTAATATGCTTTGCCGTTTCGCTCTGTCTGGTAATAGCTTTTGTATTTACCGCGATACTTTGCGAAGCATTTCGAGATTGCCTTTAGTTCGTTGTCATCACTAGCCCCGCCTTCGTAGCCGAAGCTACCCAAGTTCGTTGGCTGACAAACCCATTTAGTTCCAAAGCAATTGGTTTCTTTATATGTTTTAATAAACAATGTCATAGTGTCCTTTCTTTTGTTATAGTGTGAAGTTAGGCAGATAAGGGTCTGCCTCTACTGTATCAATTCCCGTATAGGAATCTGTGAATGCTACGCCTTGCGGTGCAGGTGCGTCGAGGAAATAAACCCAAGCGGTGGATTGGCTCCAGTCATCCATATCGACCAGAACCTTTTCTCTCTTATACCAATTAGGGTGACCCTCTAATTGGTCGAGCCTAGCTAGCAGTTCGTCATTTACGTCGTAAACTTCGACATCCACAAACTCACCGACACCTTTCTCCGCATAGAGATAGGGTAACCCTTTTACCTCTAGAGGATAGCGGTCTTTCAGTTTGCCAGTTCCAACCAGATCGGCACTTTGCAGAAGGTGGTTGTTGTTGTATCCACTTTTCAGCGTTCCGTAAACTGCGACTCTATTCATTTGATCCTCTGATTTATGGGTGACCCCTGTATGGTTGTAGCCCCAATTCTTTGAGCCATAGGGTGAATGATACGTTGGCTGATAGAAGCAATTTGCTTTACTATAGAACACGCCATCCTTGTCGTGCCATTTGCCGACGCGTTGCACCTGCAAGCTCTTGGTGTCCACGATGCAGAACCTTGTCTCTGTAAGTTCTAGGAATGGCTTCCAGTCCAGTTTGCGGAGCTTGGGTAGCACTCGCTTGGCGATGTGCGCAATGTCTGATTCGTGACCGTTGCCGAAGCCGTCCACCGTGCCGTTGCTATAAATGACGGTGCGGTTGTTTACGTTGAACGGGTGGACATTGTTAAGGTTAATCTTACCAACCGTTGCATATCTGAAATGGCAAACTAACGGTCTGTCTGTCTGTAGCATCTTGTCGATGCCTTTATACGTCAGCTTTCGCTTAGTCTGACCGTTGTCCAGATAGGTGATTCCAAACCCGTGCGGATTGATCTTTTTAGCCCGGTCGAGAATATCTGACGGGATTCGTTTCTTATATGGCTTATGAATAATTAAGCACATTGGTGTCCTTTCTTTGGTGTTAATGAATGGCAGATTGCCAATCGATTGCTTAATATAGCACGGCTACCCGACATATTGCAAGACTTTCTTTTGGCGTTACCCCTTGCGCTCAAACAGTTTCCAAAAGGGTCACCCATTTGATAGGAATATGATAGGAATTTGAAGAGAAGGGTCACCCATTTTTCTCCTGACTGATCTAAAAAAGGGTCACCCTTTGCCTATCCTGACGGTATTTGGCAATAAAAGGGTCACCCATTTATGCCGATATTGGTCAATATTCTGCTAAAAAGGGTCACCCATTTGATGGGATTTATGCAAAAGGGTCACCCATTTTTGACTGGATACAGAGGGCACTGCCTTCTATCTCTTCTCTCATAAGTCCCTTACTCTTATACTCTTACCCTCTTATCCTTTCTCTTATTCTTACTCTTACATCACCGGGGTATCTATGCGGCGCGGACTAGATTCTGCATTCCCTGGAGGCTGAAAAATTTTTTTTACCGGGGCAACTTTTACCGGGGCAACCGATTTTTTTTCGGAAATTGCATCGCAGCTAGAATATGGTGACCGATTTTGGACTGACTGACGGGTGACCAGATGACGGGTGACCAGAGGGTGACCAGATGACCAGACGGTGACACTAGACACCAGACAGACCAGAGGGTGACCAGAGGACACCAGAGGACACCAGATGACCACCAGATGACCAGAGGGTGACCAGACACCACCAGACGGTCACTAGAGGGTGATTAGACACCAGACAGACCGTGGACACCAGACGGTCACTAGACGGTCACTAGACGGTCACCAGATACCACCAGTCAATGCACATACATTTGACCACCAGACGGTCACCAGAGGGTCACCAGATGGTCACCCATACATTGACCCATCTGGACACAAAAAAACCCTCTGGCGGTCACCAGAGGGTCTAGATGGATTGGCTTAGATTTGATCAGTCTAGACCAAGCAAGACAATGATGGGAATAGGATTCTCAATTGCTCTTTCGGTGTCCAACCACACCCCTCAATGAATATTTCGTCACCCTCAATGTCTAAATGATCTGGTGACAAATCAAGCTCTGGCGCACGATCCGAAAAACCAAATGAGTCCATCCGAGATACCACCGATTCGCACACCCATTTGGCGAGTGGGCAATGTGGCTTTATGGCTTTGCCTTTGCGCTTAGCGAATCCTAAAGACATAAGCAAGTTGCACATTGGATTATCCCACCCTTTGGTGTATTTGACTTTAGTGTGACATCTGGAAACCATATTTTGAGTCAATGCCAACCAGAGCACGATTTTGCTGAAGTCCAACGAGCCTTGGTGTTGTCTGCATTCCACCGTTCCATAAAGAGCCATCGAATGAAAATTCCATTTACGGTATCTGGCTGACCCTCTATTGCTAGCTGATTCACCGTTTGGACATTGGTGTATGCCTAGATCATTACAGCGTGACCATTGTGGCTGATCTGGTGACTGAACCAAGCAATCCAACTCGGCTTTCATTGATCGGCACCATCTCCCGTTGCGTCTAGAAGAAGCCACCAGACAGTCGAAATTCACTTCATTTTTCACTATGTGATTGAGGAAATAACGGAGTCTTTTGTGACTGTATTTTTTGGCGTGATGGTGAACGTGAACAGAGCAAGATGTGTCCACCTTGTAGCCATTGGATTCCAGTAATTCCAAAATGATGTGCAACTGACGAAACAGCTCTTTTGGCGGTAACGGTGGGCTGACTAATTCGCGACCAGATACCGAATATTCCTTCACGAATTTCCAGTGGGTTTTTACACCGTGCTCGCAATTATTATATGACCGCATTTTGATACCCATTTCGCTAGCTTGCTCAATGACGGTAAATTCACGGTTGAGAGGATCAAGCAATTCAATCTCTAGACCGATTGTTTTTTCGGTCATATATTGGTCTGCCAGAGCAGTCGCTTGTGTGAGTGATATATCTTTCATATTTTCGTCTTTTTTGATTATTGGTATCTGGCAACGTGCCATTGGCGGTAAAATACCAAGGGTGACCCATTGGTGTCAAATCTAAATATGGGTGACCCATTTGGACACCAGAGGGTCAATAAACGGTGACCCATTTATGACCATATGATCCTCTTGTGACCCTCTAAAGGGTGACCCTTTTCTGGTGGATCGGTGGGAATGGGTGACCCTCTGGCGGAATATATGAAAACCCGTTGGACCACTTTACCGGGCATTCATAAGTGCTTGTAAACCAAGATTTTATGCATTAATTAGAATGATTCCATTTAATATAAAGGGTGACCCATTTTTAGGCATAAATGTTGTGTAAGTTGCTGCATAACAACGCTTTACACACCCGGATATAGGGGTGGGGGCGGTCAGACTCCAAGCGTAGGTTTACAAATGCAATATATAAACTGCCCCCTAAAAAAATGCCTAGCCAATGGATGGCTTGTGCTGCGCCTACCCTGTGCATTGCCTCTTGACAACTTTTCTCTTATATATATATATATGTGTTTATATCTGGTATTGGTTGATTAAAATTGATTAAGGGTAATTTAAAAATGATCGAGGATAGTATTGTAGAGGACTCCAAAGAGAAGGAGCTATTGATGAACTACATCAACGATGCTATTATGGATATAGCCGCTAACAAGGAAGGCAAGCAAGCCAACAGTATATCTAGGAGTAATCCAGAGAAGGTAGCTAAGATACTATATCTGTCCGCATTAGGTATATCTCAGACATCAATAGTCCGCAAGTGTAACTACAATAGAAATACAGTTATCAATGTCCTGGTGGACTACGCTGACCACAAGCATCAGTTCAGAGAACTGGGAGGCAAGCTATCTGCTAAATCGTATATGAACCTAGAGAGCCTAGAAGAAGATATGATTCAAGTAGTCCGAGAAAGGATGCAGACTGGGGAGTACGAGCCTACAGCGAAGGATATTAAAGACATAAGTATTGCTAAGATAAATTCAAGCAGACAGGCTTTAACAGCTAGGGGTGAAGTAAGCACAATTACGGAGAACAGAAACGCTGTTACCCAAGAGGATTACGAAGACACACTAAAGGCTGCGAGGGAGAGAATAGAGCAGTTAAAACACGTTGAGGAGGTTATAGATGAGTAATTCGGTATTAGATTCGGAGTTTGACCCCATATATGATCAGGTAAAGGGAATACTTGGTGAGCATTTTATAAATTACTGTTTTATGGTAATGGACGAGGAAGGAAACCTCTATTCGGATTATACAAATTTGCCTATCGCAAAAATGCTAATTAAAGAGACGGCAGAACAAATCAACTCAGAATATATAGAAATTGATATAGACTGGGAAGACGAAGAAGAGTAATATGGAATTGGTTTTTACAGATCATCCCTTTCTAAGCCCTCCTTCTGATGAGGAAATTGTTTTACTTGCGGAGAATGATCCTAAGCTATTGAAGTCCCTATACGAAAGTCACGAGGGCAGGATTAAAGCATCGCGAGAAGATCCGATTCGTCACGGCTTTGACCTAGAGGGCTGGCAAAGAATAGCAGATGGGTTGAAAGAACACAATGAAGTTCTAGCCCTTGGGGGCAACAGAAGCGGAAAGACTACCGGGTGTGCAAAGCTAGTAATGCAATCCGTTATTAACAATATGGATGGTCATATAGTATGCTTCAGTCAAAATGCAGATACATCTGTTAAAGTACAGCAAGCTGCAATATGGGATATGATGCCCAAGGAGTTTAAGAAGAAAACAAAGAGCATTGAAGGATATATTAATTATAGTATGCAAAATGGCTTTACTGGTAGTAGTTTTATTTTTCCAGATACTAGAACTAGAGTGGACTTCAAGACTTACACGCAGTTTAGCAATAACCATACATTGCTAGAAGGTTTTGAGTTCGGTTTTAATAAAACAAATGAACTAAATATTGGAGCCTGGCTCGATGAATATTTAGGGGATTCAAATTTGGTAAATACTTTAAGATTTCGACTATCTACGAGGGATTCTAAAATGGTAATTGGATTTACTCCCATTGATGGATATACACCATTCATATCTGATTATTTAAAAAACGTACAAACAATAGAAACTAAACCCGCAGAACTTATTGACAATCAAGAGGTTCCAGTAAAACAATACAGCCCAGACAGAGATGCATCAATTATATATTTGCATTCGGATGAAAATCCTTTTGGGGGATATTCTAGAATAGCAAAAGACCTAAAAGGCAGAAGCCAAGAAGATATATTAGTTCGTGCGTATGGAGTGCCAGTGAAATCAATGACATCTCTGCTACCATTGTTTAATACAGAAATCAATGTACTATCTGATAAACCAAACAAATTTGGAAAATCCTTTCCAGATATTTCCGATCAACGATCATTTAGTTGTTATCAAGTGGTCGATCCCGCTGGAGCAAGAAACTATGTCGCAATATGGGCAGCAGTTAATGAAAGAGGTGAAATTTTTATACGCAGAGAATGGCCCGACCGCAATACATATGGTGAATGGGCAAATTTTGGTGACCCCAAGTGGAAATATGGACCAGCTTCTAAAAAAATTGGATACAATGTCGCAGGATA